TGTGGCAAAGATAGTCAACCATTTTCTTTGTGTAGTGCAAAGCCTTTCCTCTCGCATCGTCAATCAATCTATCTAGTTCACTCTGCGCTATCACTTCGGAATCTTCACTTGTTCGTTTCACCAATGATCCATTATCATTTCGGTAGTACATTGCAGGTAGTAACTCTACCATCACGAACCACACAAGAGCCTTCCTGATGTAATCATTTCGAAGTGTTAGATAAACACCCGTGATAGATGAATCTGCGCTATCATCTTTAATCTTATTCCACAAGTCAGAGCCAAGATACTGCTCCATATGTAAGTCTTGCGCCACGTAGATGGCTTGGTAGATTCGGTTAGAATCAACTGCTCCGTTTACGTTAGTATATTTCTTGACGAAGTTTTCGTCTATGATACAAATCTCTGCCATTAGTCAATGTTTTTTAATGAACCTCTGTTTGGTGTGTTAATCGGACGGATAGATTCTTTGCCTTTTGACGGTAAGAAATCTAAGCCACTATCCTTTACACGCTCGTCATTTTTTAATCCTTTATTTGGTAGGAATTTACCGTCTTTTCTCTTTCTAAAATAGATTCTTCTGAGCCAAGAATGGTGACAATATGCGCCACCTTTCCAAGTGAAAATATCGTATGTGCTTTGTCCTTCTGCTGCAAATTGCTCATTCACTCCACTTGCACTCATATCGGCAATATCTTCATATCTAAACACCACACCTCTCGCACTATCACCTACCATTTGTCTACAAAACTTGCGTGAGTTCGCGCTTATGTTCTCTGAATATTTATAGCGCAATTTGTACAAACCACTATCTCCCCATTCACTCGCCTCGTTTGGATTAGCATAACTGCCATAAGCTAAGTTCACGTTCTTCAAACCTTTGAAGTATTCAAGTTCTTCAAGACTTCCACCAGCTTCTTCTTCACTCATCAACTCCCATTCTTCTTCATCTATAATCTCACCAAGTTGAGACAACTTATCTAGCCATTTATCTTTTTTTTTTAGCTTGGTCAATATTTGACCTGCACCTATTGGAGCAAATAATGGCAATACCACTTCTTCATTAACCCCGTAAATACTCATTAAAATTGCAGAACCTTGCTCAGATGTCAATGCGCCACTATTAACCTTCTCCACAATACCCACAATAGCAGCCATTTGATTAGCATCTAATTGGTCTACCTCTGATTCCTCACCATTGCTCACAATAAACACCGCACTTGATGAATTGGCAGCTTGTAATATTGTCTCTGCTGCATCAGTAATAAGTCGTTGTGATGGCTCAATGACCTGCTCGTTGAAAATCTTAAGAGCAGTTTCCATCTCATCTTTATTTGAACCCAATCCACCACCCTCACGAATACCAAAAAGCAATGGAGATGTTACACGATGAGCAATCATTATCTGACGAGTACAAACATCTTCAAGGTATTGGTATTGTTTGTCTGCATCAGTGATCGGGAATGGCGTGAACTCCGCTGCTCTATCTCTGTTCTCATTAAACATCAACACAAACTTACCTGCGTTTACTGCGCCACTAATATTTCTTTCAATATCGTGGCGAACCATATCCATTTCTTCCTGCGTCTCTGGTATGCCATTATTCATTGATACAACCATCGATGGGAATAGACCGTTCTGTATGTTGTTGACGTGAAATAAAGCTATCTGACGCGACAACTCAATATAGTTTAATGAAGAAATGTAGTCAGGCTTTCCGTAATAGTTAGCAGTCGAAGAATTTTTAAGTTTGACCAATCGTTTGAATACCACACGCCATTTACATCACCACTTTCTCTATTAATACCTATTCTGCAATTCTCAAAAGGCAAATGTTCAACGAATGATATTTCACCGCCTAGTGTCCAGACCACCTGCCAAAAGAAGCCACCGTGCAGCTCTAAATCTAAAGCAGTATTGTTGACCGCTGCATCAATCTTTAGTGATTTGATAAGCGAAGCAGTAGCGACATCTTGTGAACTGATACCTTTACCTGCAATCATCTGTGAGATTGAACGTACAAGTGATCCGTGAACTGGAGACTGCTCAGCTAGTTCAAGGCAGTATTGTGGGAATCCATTTCTATCACCATAGTCAACCCATCCTTTTGATGATTCTTTTTCGTCACTTGAAACTTGCGTGTAATTAGACGAAAGGTTGATTGATGTAATCTTATTAATCAATGATGATGTCATTTGCCGTAGTTGTTTCAACAACATCGTAGTACGTGCCGTTGTCTATTAATTCTAAATAACCAATCTCTACTATTCCAACTATTGATGCATCTTCGTCATCAATATTTGTGGACGAATTCTGTCCATATACCACATAACGATAACGACCTGCCTGAGTTAATGTAGATGTCGTGACAGTTATGTGAGAATAACCGCTTCCGTCAGTTATGACTGTAGGAACTTGGTTTAATTTCTCACCCGTTTCGCTATTCTCCTCCCGAATAATCGAGAACATATAATGCGTAAAATCAGCCAACGTATATCTGCCTTCGTAAAGTGATAGATATAGTGACTGATTCGCAGTATTTGGTAAAAGATATACCATATAAAAGATAATATAAAGTAGCGGATAAATCTCTCAATTCATCCGCTACTAAATTACGAATTAATCTTCGATTGTGATAGTGCCGAATGTAGCATTATCGAAAGGAACAGTTGTATATGCTTCCAATCTTGGAGCGCGATATTTGTCCTCTGCTGAAAGAGTCAAAGTGTAACCGTTCAAGTCACCTTTTGCAGCACCCGTAGCACCGTTTCCACCGCTAACAAGTACACCTTCCTGCGCTCCAATCATCCAAATGTTTCTGTTTGCATCTTCAACAAAAACAATCCAACGACCATACGCTAAGTTCTGAAGTTCTTTCTGCTTAGTGTGAGTAAGTTCTTTCAAACTTGCAGAAATAGTTGATGTCCAAAACACAGAACCCGTATCAAGATTTGCAGTTGTTTCTTCTACCCAATTGCCAGTGTTACGATGAGGAACATATTTGTAAATAGTCATCGTTGGCAATATCTCAACTTGTCCAGTTGCAGCATCGTAGTCAACACCTGCCATCACTTCTTCCCAATCAGCGAAATAAAGAGCCTTCACTCCACCGATGGTATCATTACATCCAAGACCAAAGCCTACTGTTAAATTACACATATTATTTTTTATTTAATAAAAAAACGGATGGGTGTTTAACGCCCACCCGTTCTTTAAAGTTATTAATTCAATTATGGATTAACGTATCCAAGAGCGATATCTGCACCGAAACCGATAGCAGTACCACAACGGTAACGCATTGCAACACGCACGTTATCTGAACCGTCAGTCATTGACATATCAATTACTTTCGCTTCGTTCAAATCAGAAAGCAAATCAGTTCCGAAGAACAAGTTGTCAGCTTCAGCAGCAACCATTGTTGAATCAGGAATACCCGGACACACATAGATTTCATATCCATCAATTAGAACTGGAGCATTCTCAGTCGCGTTGTATGTGAATTGGAAACCAAGTGTGTTGATAGCTTGACGGTAGAACTGAGCAGTCTTACGGTTAACGTAAAGCTTTACAGTGTCTGTCTTACCAATCAATGTTGATGGCAATGCAGCAAGAACTGATTGCATTTGAGAGATAACGTTTGCAGCAGAAGTCGCAGCAGCGAAGTCAACATCAGGAGTACCTGATTTCGCGTTGTCAATCAAACGAAGAAGACCAGTGAACGCAGTGTATGTTGGTGTTGCATTAGATGATGCAGCATCAAAGTTACCTTGCCACAAGTTGAACTCAATAGCCTCTCCAACTTTTGCAGCAATGTGAGCCAACATAAAGTCTGCGAACTCAACTGGTACAACGTCATTGATGAATCCTGCACCAGTGTTGTATGCTTCCCAATCTTGAACGAATTGCTTTTTGCAAAGTTCAACGTTAGTATTTAAGTCAGTAGTTGTAAGTACAGTTTCCGCTAGAGTAACTGAACCTGCAGTTGTGAAATCACAAGTCGCAGCTACTACCAATCCGCTTGAAGAAAGCTTCTTGATTACCGCTTTGTACTTTACGTTTTCTTTGATAGCAACATAGCCTTTCGCTAGTGTGTCGCCTGATAAGATAGCAGCTTGTATGTACGGAAGTGCCAATGCACCTGCGTAAGAAGAACTGCTAATTGTTAATGATGTAGCCATTTCTTAATTATTTTTTTAGTGACATAATCGTCTTAAGGATCGTGTCGTTTTTAGTTTGTTTTTTTGAAAAATTAATTGCAGTTTCTACAACTGCTTTTTCTTCTTTCACAGATACTGCAGCCGCTTGTTTAGACAACTCAGTTGCTTTAGCTTGTGAAATGTTTAGATTGTTTTTTACTTCACTTAATTCTGCACGAACAGAAGCAAGTTCGGTTTCTTTTTCTGCTAGTTGATTCTTGATTGAAGTCAACTGCTCATCCATTGCTGCGATAGTAGCTGCGATGTCTGCACTCATTTCTTCTTCAGAAGGTTCTACTTCAGTCACCTCAGTAATGAAGCCACCTACAGAAACAAGAACCATTCCGTTGTCAAGCGTATGCTCTCCGTCAGGTGCTGGTTGTGGATTTCCTTCGGCATCGATAACGTAAAGTTCTGCTCCTACTTCAAACGATTCATTAGGTGTAGCC